GTACTTTCTAATAATGTTCTAATAACGTACCAATCAGGTAATAAATCCAAATACCCATCCTGCCTTGTTCTTACTAACTCCATTACTTCGTTTGATATTCTATCCGATAGTAATTTACCACCAAAACTATTGTCAAACCTTGTACCTACCTCAATTAAAACGCTAACTTCTTGACCGTATGCTTGCTTACTACCTTCGCCTAATTCCGTTGAATTAAAAGTAGAAAGTAAAATATAAGGCTCAACTGCATTAGCTAAAACACTTGCCGAATCATAAACTCTAACTTCCTGAAGGTCTATAACGATTGCACCGCTTAACCTTTCATAAAGTTTTTGTCTAATAAGTTCTCCGACATCTTTCATTCCACAAATTTACGATTTATTTACTAATCTTTTTAGCAATTTTTCTTATATCTCTTAAAAATACATTTTTGTATTTAATAAATGCTGGAATAAGAAATGGTTGTGCTTTCATAGTACCTTTGCCGTTTACATAAAACTGCATTGCATAAGCTTCAAAGCCTTGCGGAACATTAACACCAATACCAGTTCCAAATTCTACATAAGGAGCATAAGGAGCAGCGTTACCGCCAAAAGCAACTATACCTGTTAATTGACCATCTTGATAACTTGTGTTTCCTGAACCTCTTAAATAACCATCTAAAACAGGAACATTAGATAATGCTTGAGCGTAGATTTGGTCAGTATTTCTTACAACAGAAGATTTAACCGATAATTCAGCTTCTTTAGAAATGTTTCGTAAACGATTTAATACTTGTGAAGTGCCTTTAACTTTAATTTTAGCCATTATACTACAATAAAATTATTGTCTTCAGTCATTAAGTTTTCGTAAAACTCGGTAATTAAAAAGATAGTAGGGTCAAGCATTCTGCCTAAAGTAGTCATTATAACTATTTCCTTTTTTCTTTCTTCAGTTACTTGGAATGCCTTAATAATGTATTCGCCATCATTATAAACAATTTTATTAACTTGTGAGATATTAGGATAGTCATCATAACGAATAGTAAACTCAAAGATATTATCTAAAGAGATTTTACCATCTTCAAGATTTCTAAAGCCTTGTTTTGCTCTAATCTTTGCCCATACTACCGTAGAATCCACAAATGTACCGAAGTAACCACCTGTACCATCAGCCGAAGTCTGTAAAGTTTGTATTGCGATTTGATTTCTTAAACTACCTGCTCTCATTAGATACCAAATAAAGTGTTTCTACAATATGGTTGTGCTTGTCTTTTAGCATCCGAACTTAATTCATACGCTTGGTCGTAAATAGAGTAATTTTCTCTATTCTCGTAATCAGTAGACACTTGTTTTAAAATGGCTAATTTTAAGCCTTTAGGAGCGACTGCAAAGCCTGCTTCGTACTCTATTGTCAAACCTGTGGTAGAATACGCTTCAAGCATCTTATATTGCAATCCACGAGCCGTATATTCCAAAGCTACATCTTCATCATTTACAACCGAATCAATAAAGGTAACTGGACCATAAGGAATCTCTTGTGGAATGTGAAAGTAAAACCAATACGCTCTAAGAGTTTTTTCTCCTAAAGATAGTCCTGTAAACTTCTCTATTCGCTCCCTTGCTGAAGTAATTAGTTCTTCTATTAAGCTATCCTCTGCATTAGAAGAAATTCTCATATAGTCTTTAGCCTCTTGCAAGGTAACAGGCTCGGTTGTTAAATCGGTTACAATTTCTACTTGAAATTCACTATTTATCATCTTCTATTATAGGTTCTTGTATTGTAAAAACTTTTTTAAGTTCTAATAATGCTTGTGCAATCGTTGCCGATTCATCTAAATTAAAGCATCCCTTTGTGTTTGCTATATTAAGTCCTTGACTCAAGATAGAATATATTTGTTCGTTGTTCATAATTCAAAGTTAATAAATTAAACGATAGTTAAAATACCTAAATTACTCCAAATATCTCCTGTTGATAATCCTGCTGGAGAAGTTGGTATATTAGATATATTAATAACTCCATTTGATTTAATACGCATTCTTTCGGTAGCAGCATTAGTACTAAATATAAGACTACCTGTTGTATTTAAGTTATCAATATAACCATTTGTATTATCACCAATTAATCTTAATGAAGCAGTTGCCCCAGTACTACCCATATAAAGTAACGCACCAGTTGTACCTCTTATTTCTAAATTCTTATAATCAGTTATTGCCGTTGGAGTAATTGTTCCGATTCCAATATTACCCGAAGATGTGATACGCATTCTTTCGGTATTGTTAGTACTAAAAACAGTATTAGCATCTTCTCTTTGAATAAAATAAATATTTTTTGAACCATCCGAACTTACAGTAAATCCTGTATCTACATCCCCAGTTGTATTTGCTCCATTTAATTGTAATAAAGCACCATCACTTGAAATAATATGTGTTCTGTATTTTGGACTTATTGTACCAATACCAACTTTACCATTAACTACAACTAAACTATTATCAAAATCAACATTATCACTTCTCGTTCCAAGTGCTATACCAATTTTAGAACCATCAACAATTAAAGTACCAATATTAGCATTAAATCTTGCTGGCTCTGCGCCACTTAAAGTTATTAATTTAGAAGGAAAATATCCGCTACCTGTTACAGATAATCCATTAGCCGTTACCGAAGAAGAAAAAGTTGCTGCACCTGAATCATTAATTATTAAAGCATTTACTCCTCCATTAACACTTATAAAATAACTACCACTATTTGCACCAAACAACCAACTTGAACCTCCATTTACTGCATCACTACTTCTAAAACCTCTTTCGTTTGTAGATGTAATTGTACTTGAAAAACTTGCACTCGTTCCACCTAAAGCACCTGTTAAAGTTCCACCTGCTAAAGGTAAATAAGAACTTAATGCAGAACTTGTAATATAACCTGCGCCGTTAGTAATTTGATTATTATCCGTTGGAATAGTAATTACACCTGTTGTATTATTGTAAGCACCACTACCCGCAGAAAATGATAAACTTGCTCTTGATAAAGCATCCGTATATTGTGTAATAGTATTTGTAATTACACCCGAAGTTGAATTATATGAAATACCTGTTCCACCACTAATTGCTGCCCTTGAACGAGCATCAGTGAAATAAAGATTTGTACCTTCAGTTATGTTAGAAGTAGTTAAAGAAACCGCTCCTACTAATCCGTTTACCGAAACAACCGAATCAGTATTATCAACTTTTTGCCAAGCAGTACCATCAAAGATTGCCCAATCTCCAACATTCCAACTTGTAATTCCGTTTAGATTTGTTGCACCTGCTACACTTACGATATAATAAAATCCTTGTGTACCTACCGAACTTGTTAAAGTTGGTGTATTTGTTGAAGCATCCCAAGTTCCCTTGTAAATTGTTCCACCTACTAAACTATTTATTTGATTTTGTACTTTACCAAAAGCATCCAAGATTGAATCCGTAGCTGATACAGAACCTCCTGTAACATTTAAGCCTGTAAGTACCTTTCCTATTACTGCGCTATTTGTTAGCGTTATAGAAGAACTACCTGGACCTGAAGCCGAAGCCTCGCCTGTTAATGCAGTAATATAATTACCTGCCGTTTGTTTATTGTTAAAAGTTGTCCAATCTGTTGAAGATAAAGCACCTCTATTTGTTGCCGAAGCCGTTGGTAAGTTAAAAGTATGCGTAGAAGTAGCAGAAGAAATACCAAAGTCAGTTCCACTCGTTCCTACCGCAAGATATTGAACTTGATTAGTTAAACCATTTAAAGCTGTTAATCCAGTTGAAAAAGTTGTTATTGCTTGACATAAATGTCCGTTTTGTGTATGAAGCGTAATAGTCTTACCACTATTATTAACAAATACTCTAACAGCTAATCTATCAGTTATCGTTAAAGCTGTTGTAGGGACAGCTAAAGCAGTAGTATATAAATTAATAGCAGTACCGTTAGTAATTAACTCTGGAGTAGCAGAGCCACTTGAAATTAAAGTAAGTGTAGCACCATCATATTTATATAATTCTAAATAAAAACTTGGACTACCACCATTAGAATTTGCAGAAAACCACATTTCAAAGTTCCAATTACCAGCTGGAATAGTTAATGCAGAAGGGTCGTTAGCATCTGTTACAAATTGAGAAATATAACCATTTGAATTAATAGTAAAATCAGCACCAACACCTATAACAGCATCCTTGCTCATTTCGTAATAAGTATTACCACCTATTGTGCCTTGATTTGTACCACCGTTTAAATAATAACTTACCGAAGAACCACCACCACTTGAAGTAGGGAAAGGTGCTAAAGTACCATCTCCTCTAACATATTGAGAAGCAACACCTGCACCAGTTACTGCAAGAGTTCCGTTTGAAGTCAAAGGACTATTAGAAACAGTAAATGCAGAAGGCATACTTAAACCAACCGAAGTTAATCCTGTATCCGTATCCGTTCCATTTACCCAAGAAGTTCCATTATATTTTAATACTTGACCATTCGCAGGAGTTGTAATAGTTACATCCGAAAGTTGAGTTAAAGAATAATCTCCTTCAGTAGCTACAACCGCTCCTGTTCTTCCGAACACCGAACTAACTGCATCTGTATTATCATCAGTCCAAGAAGCAGTAACACTACCGCCATCTTGTTGATTAAGAGTTAAAGTTTTTGTTGTTGTTCCTGTAACCGCAGCACTTGTGATTGAATCATTAAAAGCCGTATTCCAATTACTTGAATTATCAGTTAAATAAGAAATAGTACCTGCCGTAGACTTTACAATTCCTGTACCACTTAAAGGTGCTTGGAAATCAGCAGAAGATAAACCATCTAATAAATCAGCGTTTAAGTTAGTTACTTTAGTAGTCGAAGCAACCGAAAAAGGAGC